TGAAAGCAAACCGCCACGCCCCCGCCGTTGCTAAACAGTAGGTTAGCACTTTTGTAACAAAAGGCTTTCGCATATGTTTTGACGATATAAGCCCTTTCCCCCATGCAACTGGAATGGCTATATATTTATCATAGCCGCTTATATTCTCTGGGTTCGCCCCCATATCAATAAGCATTTGATAACCTATAGCCGCCCAGCGTGTTATAAGGTCTAGGAATACCAGTATAATGAATATCCCTAACACTTGCACATGTTTGAGTCCTAGCATATATATGCCAACCTCTGCCACTACGGCAAGCAAGGCTTTAATTGCGAATGACTCTGTAAGTGTTTGCCATGCTTCGCATAGAAAATCTGTTATTGCTTGCATTTTATACACCCTCATTATCGCTGGTTACGTATTCATGGCTGTCTGCGTTATATATAAAGTAAGGCTCACGGCTGTCGCCTGTAGATACATCACGTCCAAAATCATTTGTTAAATCCTTAATAGCTAAATGAGCCCAGTAACTGTCAAGCCACTTGAACACAGTACTCTCTGGGTTCTCTACACGCCAGACCGAATTACTATGATTTACAATAGTTCCAGATTTATCGTGTAAAGAGCTTTTATTCATTTTAAGCATAACACGCTTATTGGTCTTAATAGTGATTTTATTGATATCGCCAATATTCCAATTAGGTAAAATCTTAAATATATCGACATTATTGTAATTTGATACATCAATTTCAATATCATTTCCCAATCGTGTATATATGACGCCATTAGTATCTGTGTACACCTCATCTGGTGCTACAGTTGAACCTCTTATAAGCAAAGTCATTTGCTCGTTATCGTTTAGATCATAATATTTGAGTTCGATATTCTTAGGACCAAATGGTTCGATAGTAACTCGCATATTATCACTTTCGAACTCTCGTTTCTCGCCATTATTAATAGCAACTTTAAAATGAGGTTCTCCTGTGAGGTCGATGTAGTCTTGCCCTGTGCGTGGCTGAGTATACTCTAATCGTCTAAAGCTGCCCTCTGAAATATAGCCATTTTCTGATAGCTTTTCAATCAACTTAGTGAGCACAGTATCAACATCTGTATTTTCTAAATAAATATTTTTAGATTTAAGTAGTTCTGCAGCTTTTTCAGCACTGCCAGGGTCACCTGGATCACCTTTCTTACCTTTAAGTGCGTTAAGTTGTTCCGGTGTAAAGTCGCTAAATTTAAATGGGTCACCTTTGTCACCTGGGTCACCTTTAGGACCACGTAAGCTACCTAGCCAGTCTTGTTCAGAACCTTTGAAGCCGTGAGCTACTGCTATTGCATATGCACTTTTACCTGCTTCATTAACGATAGGCAATACAATGTCTTTACCAATTTTCTCGATAAGTGGCAGAGCTGTATCTGCATCGAGTTTTAGTGTAAGAGCGTTATCTGCCATGATAAGTTTCCTCCCCTTTAATCATGCATAGAAATATCCGGCACGATCGTAATCGTACCTTGACCAATTTTTAGCCAGTGTTCATCGTTATAAAGGAATGCGTCATAGATATAATCGCCGCCCTTTATTTTCTTCTCCGCTGACTCTTGGCCAGAAATAAAAAACCTTACCTGTTTTGACTCTACCACAGGATGCAACTCTAATATCATATCGTCATATGGGCGCTTGCGAATTTTACAAGCGCCTTTATATTGACTTAATGTCATATCACTTTCAGGTGGTACGACGTACGTGATATCAAAATCTTGTCCAGAATGGAGTGTAAAATCTTGTTCGACCATATAGCCTCCTTATTGTCGTGCAATAACTAATATGTACAGCTCACCGTAGGAATAAGATTTAGTGTAAAAATCGTTGTTTTCACTGCTATGTGAACTTTCCCCTTTAGCCTCTACTACCGCTCTGCGTTTGTCAGCAATGCCTATATTAGATTGTGTTCTTTCATCCTTTTGCATATACACGCTACACCAGCCAATATATCGAGCTTTTTGCTGGTTATATTCATCTTTGCTGATTTTATAAGGAATTTTATTCTCCCATGGACTTGGCACTTTGGTTTTATAGTAGTTATAGTCGCTGTCAAAATAACGTTCGGTCATTATATAACCGACAGGAATAAACGTACATTGACTTTCATTAAACCCTTCTGGTAGTGGACACCAGTCACCATGACGTACTTTATAGATTTGTACATCAATGTTTCTGATTTTAAACCCAGCTTGCATAATTGACTGAGCATCAATACGTGAGCCTGTGATGTTAGCGCCTATGATGTTACCGTTAGCATCAACTTTGAATGTACCGGTTTTATTTTGGATCGTACCGCCGATAATCTTACCACCTGTTACAGTCCCAAGGTTACCACTGATCGCGCTTAACTCTTCGACGTCCATCTTATCTGCAGACACGGCTTTAGCAGCCAGCATCTGTTTAGTAATGATGTTGTTATCGAATAGTGCATCACCAGTTACGTGAAGCAACTTACCGTCAATTCTTGTTCCTGCAGAACTCAGATTGATTCGACTAACTAACTCATCGCCGTTTAATGCTTTTAATTTTAAGTCGATACCGTCTTCTAATTGGCTGAGTTGAGTTGCCATATTAGAAGTTAAGTTTTTAACTTCGGTAGAATATGCATTAGCAGTCTTTGTAAGCTCCTTAATCTTTTCATCCATAGACTTAATGCCAAGAGCTTCCTTATCGATTAAAGCCGGGTCAATGCTAGCCGGTACTGAAGTCCCAACGATATCAGAGTACGCACCCTCACCAAATACATCAACATAAGCGACTTTAACATCAAATACACCTGCGTCATGAGGTATCATATTTACGTTTGTAGTAACGAAATACTTCTCTGTACCGATGTAGATATTAGCGCCTATGCAAGTATCCGGGATGCTATCAAAGACCACGCTAACGCCTGTAATATTACCTTTTACTTTGACATTCGTCGGAGCCTTAGGAACTGCTGCGTTATAGTCAAGTCTAAGAGCCGGACCATAACCTTTAACAGGATTATGAGCGTAAACGAATACCGCACCTCTACGAGCTGATAACTTAATTTCAGAGCGGATATCTGTAGTCTTGGCTAGTAGGTTATTTGATTGACCAACATTACTATCAAGCCGAACTTCGTAGTAATCGATGTATGTATTCTCTACTGGGTCCCATGCAGCAACGATCGTCTTACCGATTGTTACCTCACCACGAGCCGGTGCTTTAGGTGTAGCCACACTCTCAGCAGACACGCTTGCCGTGATATGAGCCTCGGCCTTACCGCTTTCATTACCAGATGTATCAATAGCAGATAGCTTAAATTGGTAATTACCAGTATTAGGGATGAAGTACGAGTACGAAGTACCGCCTATATGCTTAATTAACACTACATCGTTACCGTCATATAGCGTATATCCATGCAGGTCAGCCTCTGTATTAGCTTCCCATGATAAGTGAAGTACGCTACTATTAACTGCGTCTTGTGTCACCTTAAAGCCTTTAGGTGTAGCCGGTGGTATTTCCTTACCACTCACATACACCGCACGTTCTACACCTTCATACTCAGCGCCAGTGTTATTTGTACATACAATCTTAACGTCGTAGTTGACGTCGGTCGCTACACTTGGAATAGCCACGCTAGTAGCACTACCGTCTAATACTTTGAACTGTTGCCACTCCTTAGCAGTTACAGGCTTGTAATACACGATGATGTTTTTGGCCACTTTATCCCTTGGCAGTTGCCAGGTACCATTGATATCACAGAGTACAGTGCCATCCTTTAAGGTCTTAACGTCAGCAAGTAATACTAAGTTAATAACCTTAATCACATCAGACTTGGTTGTGTAGTCGATGATTGGCACTGATCCATCATCACCGGCGTACAACTCTGGATAATATTCGATACAGGATATCTTACGTGTCATTTCAGAGTTGGACTTGCTAATGGATAATACCCTAAACGGTTTAGCTTCTTTTGTAGCTTCACCATAGGTATATAAATCGTCTGTCTGAATAACTGCATTATTAGCAAGCGTTAAGGTCCTACCGGTTACACCAGTTACGTTGTAAGACTCTAATGCATCCGTTTTAGCGTTGCGAACCATAAGCCTGTAAGTCTTACCTTGCTCAAAAGTAACCTCTCTATCAAGGATTACTTTATTACCTACAGCAGACTCTACACGACCACCTTGCCCCCAGTCTGTCACATCGTGTTGTAATAGGATTACATCCCCTATCGTGCACGCTATGGCGTCTGTGAAAGTCTCAAAGGTACAAGTACGCACCTCGTACTTATTCGCTCTTAGGTAGTGTTTAGCGTAATTGTAAGCTTGGTCTACATCAACGCATCCCATGAGTTCGACTTGCGCCGGACTAGCTAGGGATGTAGTTACGTCATACTCTTCACTGAATACAGGGAGCACGTCACGCTCATAGTCTTTAGCTTTATTGAGGAATGATACCTCGATAGCGTTTGCCCTAGATGAGGTAGCCTGGAACTCTTCCATAAAGGAGTCCATCTTGATATTGCCTACAGTAAATAGCTGAGTAGGTGTAGCAGCATAATCATAAATGCAACTAAATCGAGTACCTAGAGGTATTACCTTACCTCTACCAACATTCTCAGCATATTTAAGCGCGTCCCATACTTGGCTAGCATTGTCATAAATGTAGTTAAATGTAATATGCTTTTCATCGCACTTATCAGCCCACGCCTTAAATGCGTCGTATACAAAGCGTTCACGAGGAGCGCCTTTAACTACATACTCATCGCCAATCTTACGGCAATGATGAAGAATATCGTAACAAGCCCATGCCGGATTATTAGCCGGCTTAGACTCATATGCTCCAGTGTAAGTATTAAATACCCATACTGTTTTACGCTCTTGTATCCAGGTTACGTTTGGATCATTACCATTTAATTGGTCAGTAGCCAATGCTTTGATACCAATAAGCACCTTACCAGGATGAATGAAATCATCATAGACAATCTGAGTTAACTGAGACCAATACACTTTGTTCACATGGCGGTTAGAATTACCATCCTTATGTGCGCATCGCATACGGACTTCATACTGTCCTGGTTCCTTTACATCGAACCGGAACACACGATAGATGGCTTTATTTGAACTATCCTTAATAACACCAGTATATTGGCTATTGTCGATAGACGTTCTTGAATGACTGTTCCGCTTAAACCAACGATTATCTGTCTTTTCAAGCATGGCACTTTGGCCACCATTGTTACTAATCGGTAATGGTATCCACTCTGCAGAACCAACCTTACGATAGCCACCTTCAATAGTGACTGAGGTTTCACTTAATCCGCCCTTGTCGTTTGAATAATACAAGCCATTAGGGAGTGAAATAGTAACCTCTAGCGCAGTAGATAAGTTACCTTGCGTTTGGTGGATAGACCAATCGTTGGTAAGCTCATACGTTAATGGTTGGTCAGCGTAGTTATCATTAAAGTTAGGGATAATCTCTTGGTTATTTGTACCAAGTCTTACATCGAGTTGAACTTCCTTGTAATTACCAATAGGGTTGCCGTTTAATTTAACGTCCGTTATAGCGTCAATAGGCCCCTCACCCGCACAGTATAATAGGTTAAGATATTGCTTTTCACCGTCGCTCGTTACATGGCGAGATATAAGCATACCCGCGCTTTTACACTTACCATAAGTAATGGCTAAAGGGTGCCCTTGGCCAATAATAGTCTGTGCACCTTGCCACCCATAAGTAGCGGACTGCTCTGTATTAGAGCTATCTGTCTTAGGTGTAGCTATTTTAGATATGATCGCGTTACCAATCATACCGATGGCCATTGCTGCGAGCGTACGACCTAATACGCTAGTAATACCAAATATTGCACCGGAGGCAATACCAGCAGTCGCAATAGATAAACCAATAGATAATAAGATAGCGAATGCTTGCTTTTCAAGTTTAGGCAACACTACCACATAAGCTTCATCAGTAGGTGATGCGGTATCATCTACTAACTCACCATTAATGGAATACACCCATTCACCTGGTTCAGTGAAATATTGGTTGAGTGTCTTACCTTCAACAAAAGGCACAAGGGTCTCTTGTCTAGTGGTAAGGTCGAATGGATTTCGAGCAATTACTAATCTAATCATTTTGAGCCTCCTTGTGCCTGTACACTCCTAATATACGTTTTCTTAATCTGTCCATTGGTATGATACACACGCCCGCATATTCGGTAGAATGTATCATCTTACCTTCGCCTACATACACTGCGATATGATCAGCATTATTACCGTAGAGGTTCATGACAATTATGTCCCCTACTTCCGGCTCCTTGACTTCGTGCCAGGGAGAGTTCATATCTGGCCAATACGTTGCGTATGGCTCAAGTTGAATACCGGCTCTCTTGTACACCTCTACCACAAGCTCCCAACAAGGCAACTCTTTCCATGGAGTGCCTACTAGGTTATTTAGAGTTAGACGCATATAAGCCCCCTTGTGGTATTGTTGGCTCACCGCCAAATCTAACGCTGTTATTTAACTCACGACAGCGTTTTAGAGTTTTGTTACATGATTGTGCGTACCCTTTGTATCCGCACTCTACAGACTTAAATTTAAAAGGACAGTAGTCTTTCATCACTCGAACAGGTGGGAACCTACGAGAGAATGAAAAATCTGTACCTAATATGAACACTACCCAATCTGCTTTAGATTGGGATGCATTAATGATAAACGTTTCTTCCAGTTCAATGATGTCCGGTAGGTTAGTATTGAATATTCGAATATTGACCTCACAATCTGTGAGGCCTTTATTCTTTTCTACCAACCGTTGGATAGTACCGGTTACATTCGCTACGGAGAGTTTAACGTTAGGCATCTGCTTAGTGTCCTCGTTGATATCCTCTAGCTTGAATGGGAAGGCAGTGTACTTCTTACCCGCTAAGGTTAAGTCCTCGGTGTTATTCACCAGAAGGATATTGCCTTCCGGGTGGTGTAACTCAATAGCCATTACCCATGCTCCAGTGGAGGATATCTTATTTTTTTCGATGATTGATGCAGTTGATAACGTTAACATCTACGCCTCCTGTAACTGAACTGAGCCTGCCCAAATCCCATAATCACTAGCGGAGAAGTGGAGTTGGTCCGCAAACCTTACTCTTACCTTCGCTCGTGTCTCCGGATGTGTCCAAAGGAATATCTCTGCCGTATTGACCTGGTCAAAGAAATTCCTTAGCTTGATATATTCCGAAGTCGGTATCTTGTAATTTACTGAATACGATCGTAACGCTTTCGTAGTCTTACGATGGGTTAACATCGTCATGTTTTCTACCTGAGCCTTACGACTTACATCAGGCGTTGTTTCATCGATAGGGTATATCGGATATCTTATGTTTGGGAATTCTAACATACGCTATACTGCGGCTGCCTTAATGGCATCACGCATACCTCCTTTGTTTGTCATAAGACTAGATACTACTACATCAACTATCATTTGTTCGCCATCAAACTTAGTTTCTTGTTGTTGGCTATCTAGTTGTTGGCCAGATTGGTTGATGATATTAACCGTTACTTTACTAGCTCCTTCACCGCTAATCATCTTACGCGTTTGGCTTGCGTTATAAATACGATGTGAGGAGTTGAACTGTAAGAGCTCTGGACCATTCTCACCAACTAATGTCATACCTGCTGGAGCAATACCACCGCTTGCAAACTTACCAAAGCTGTTGCCTGTAAATGCTGAACTGAAAGAACCGCCACTTGCAAACGAAGATACACCGCCACGACCGGCGCCAATAGCACCGATACCGCTTACCACTCCACCGAATAGGCTTTGTAGCTTAGGTTGTACATACTGTTGGAAGGATAGGTTAACAAGCATTTTAATAATGCTATTCGTAATATCTTTAAAGATATTTTTAAGCCCCTTACCGAATGACTCAGCACCAGTTGCAATGTTTTCTAGATGACTAGTAAATGAGGAGTTAATACTGCTCATCGTACTATCAAAAGTAGACTTCGCTAGGTCGCCATAGTTCACTACTTCCAAGCTATACTGTCTAGCACCTTCTGCTAAGCTAGTACGCAAGTTACGTCCGGCTATTTCCCATAGCTTTTGCTGAGCTTCAACGAGGTTCTTTTCTACTTGTAAGCGTTGAGTAGCGCTTAGCTGAGCCTCGTTGAGTTCTCGTTGAGCGAATTCGATATAAGCTCGTAACTGTTCATTAAGTACTTGGTCTGCATCAGATTGGGATATCCGTCCAAGCCTTACTAAGTTAGATTGACGTTCAGAGTCCTCGTTGAGTTGCGTATAGGCTAACTCTCTGATTTTCTGTTCCGTATCAGCAGTAATCTTTAGCTTCTCGGCATTAGCCCTCTTTTCGGCTAATGTCTTGTCGCCTACTGCCTTTGTGTACTCACGAACGTTATCATCGATTTGAGCCTTTTGTGCTTCGGCTTCAGTCTTGAGTAATTGCAAGCGATCGCCTGTGCGTTCAAGGTCTAGTTTTGAGATTTCCTCGTTCATTTTACGTACACGGATTTTTTGATTACGGTCAGCTTCTTCGAGTTTCTTTTGATATACTTCCTCGTTCTTAGCCTTAGCTTCTGCTACTAGGTTAGAACTTGCCAATGCTTTAGCATTAGCTTGTGAATAAGTACTACCTCCGGATATACCGGCGAGTTTAGATGTATCTACATAGCCTGTAATCGCCCCGAAGTCACCTGTGATAGACTGCTTAGCAACTACCCCGGTACTAGAATTAGCGCCTGTATATCCGCCATTACCATCAGCAATAACGATATGGTTATCGCCAAGTACGACCACACCATCACCGGCTTTAGGAACATACCCATCACCTTCTGGGTGCCACGCTCCGGCTTCTGCCGCTGCGTCCATAATAGATGGTACGTATCTAGGTACGTCTTTACCAAACGTAGCCTTTACACTATCTGCGAATAACTTGCCACAATCTGTAGCCCAATCACCATCTGCGCCTAATACGTAAGCTTTGCCTAGTTGTGCATTAGCCGCCTCTAGTACACCGGAAGCACTTCCCGAGCTACTTATTCCGGCAGCACTTTGTAGGATGCTGAGTATATTTTTAGTGTTAGAGTCAAATTGATTTCTAGCTTGTGCCTTATCAATTTCATATTGACTACCGTCAATCTCTAAGGATTGAAGCGTTAAGGATTTAATTAGGTCGGTTAATCGGTCAGCTGCTTGCGACATTTTTTCTGCCGCTTGTGCTTGTTCTTTTGCCGCCTTCTCTTGTGCCTTGGCTCCATCCTCGAGACCACCACTTAACTTGTTTAGTACATCATTATTAGTAAGACCATTCTTAGCATCGTCAATTTCTTTTTGAAGTCGCTCTTGCTCCTCTTCAGCGTTCTTCTTCGCAGCATCTGCCGCTTCCTTAGCCTTAATAGCAGCATCGATTTGAGCGCCTTCTTCTTTCGTCGCTAAGCGATCGTTCTTGATGAGTCCAAAGAGTGAACTATCCTCAACCCAGTACCTCCCATCATGGTTATCCATGTAATCGGAGCTCGTACCAGGTGCGTTTAAGTTCTTATGAGCTCTAAGACCGTTAACATCAACGCCTAGGTCTGTACCTGCGGTCTTAGATGCATATACCGCCGAATATATGCTCTTAGCTGCAAGTCCTGCTACGGTTGATAATGCAAGCCAAGGTCCGGCGGCGGCTATTGTAGCTAATCGCATGAACTTCAATGCACTTGTAATGGATTGAATTCCTGTGATTGCTATACTAGCTTCTAATCCGAATTTAATAAGACCTGAGATAGCTTCCTTTTGCTCTGTAGCTAGATTGCTATAAGACTTTGTTAAATCGATTGCACCTTGTGCATATTCCATAACCACCGGTAAAAGTTCTTGGCCAATCATAATAGCCAATCGCTTGCCGGTCTGTTCCATATCTTTCAACTGACGATTAAAGGCAGCGGACTTTTTAGCAGCTTCATCATCAATGATGAGCCCCATTGCTCTTGCACGGTCCTCGACTTGCTTCATGGCATCTGCTGACATATTCAGCATTCCGTGAAGTTGGTATCCGGTTTTACCGAATAGTTCCATCTCAACCCGTGTCTTTTCAGCACCGTCCTTCATGTTCCTTAATCGGTCTTGAATGATTTTGAACACTTCAAGGGTATTCTTACCCTCAATCTGATCAATGCTAACACCTAGCCGGCTGAACATATCAGTCGCTAGTTTACCTTCTGCGGATGCAACTTGCATTTTATCTTGTGCGTTAGATACAGCCTTCGCAAATTTAGCGAACGCTACAGTACTAACGTCAGTAGCTACACCCATATAGTTTGCAACGGAGAGGAATGTACTAGCCTGTTCAGCGGTCGCACCCGTTAAGGATTGCATCTTCTTTACTGATAAATTCCAAGCTAGTGCCTCTTTAGCGAGTTTTGAACCTAGACCGGCAAGACCGGCACTCGCACCAATGGCAAACATTTCATTCTTTAACTTTGAAAGCTCTGCAACTGTTCCCTTAGAGGTAGCGGCGATTTTCTCTAAACCGGCTTTTGCATTCTTATCGGTCAGTTGCACTACGATATCTACTACGTTATTCGACATCCTTATTCATCGCCTCCATTTCTAATCCCTCCAATATCCACATAAGACTAAATAACATCGGATTTAGGTTAATGTTATTAATCTCAGCCACTGTACGTATAGCCGGATAATCGAACCCGGCTAGTCCGCCTGAGTGGTAATTCCTTTGACTGCGTGATAGGTTATACAGTTTCATAGCCAGTTTTGAACCGAATAATAGGCGTGGTGGGTTAAAGTCACACTCGGAGCAGTCGAAGGACTGCTTTGTAGCGGTTTGTAATTCCTTACATCCCTTGCAGTACTTCGGCCTATCCGAGGACATCCACCTCCACGCCTCTTCTAGTTTTTTTCTGTTTCTTCTTGTAGTTGGTAAGTTAATGTAATGACTTCACCGGCGAAGTTCATTGCGACCTTATCACTTACTGTATTGAGTTGTTCGTCTGTGAGCTCGTACACATCAGTTAAGATGAAACGCATAATATCACGACTACGTACAATAGATGCTACTTGATTATCAACATCTACTGGACAATACACGAAGTCTAAACCGGCTTTGATTAATGCATCACGTTCAGTCCATGTAAGGGCTCTTGGTTTTAATTCTTTACCTTGAATATTCATAGTTACCTCCTAATGAGT